CAACCCCACCAACAACACCAACCTCAACCCGTGGCTGAAACCACCCAACACGATCCAAATCAATTTGAATTTAATTTTGATAATTCTGCTACTGCACAAGATATTTTTAACAGATTATCTGACATAGAAGCTAAAGTAAATAAAATTGCAAATCTTTTGCAAGAAAAAAAGTAAGTTGTTCTTCTTAAAGGAGTATCTATAATTAGGTATGATCATAAACATCAAAAATAAAAATCAATTTGTTACAGATTATTTGCGTCCGATAAGTGCATTGACTGAAGCTATTATTATTAAAAGTAAAAACAATAAACTAGAGTGCATTACAAACAATGAGCAAGGGTTGATAGTATATGCATCATATAATTTGGAAGTAGAAAACAATTTAATTTTAAATATACCTAACGTAAGAAAATTAGAAAAGATTTTATCATTTATTGAACTAAGTGAAGTAAAATTACAATATAAAGAAAATTGTATATCATATAAGGATAAGCAATTGCGATTTAAATATCATTTTTTAGATGATAATATTATTCAAGCTCCAAAATTAAGTGTACAAAAGATTTTAAATCTACCATTTAATATCGAATTTAAAATTAATTCGTCTAAAATTAGCGAACTAGCTAAAGGAGCTGCTTTTGTAGCTGAGTCGGAAAAATTATATTTTAATATTGACAACGGAGAAATATTTGCTGAAATTACAGACAGGTCTAATTCTTCTGTCGATAGTTATTCAATAAAAGTTTGTGATGAAACAGATGCAGACAATCTTAGCTTCCCGATACATTTTGATATTGTTCGTTTGTTAGCTAGTACAAATCAAAATGAAATTATAGTAAGGATTAATACAGAACAAGGACTAAGTACTTTTGAAGTGTCAAGTGATAATGTAATGTTAAAATATATCGTCCCTGGGCTTCAAGTATAGATGAAAAATAAACTTAAAACATGTGGTTACTTTAAAAAAAGATTAAGAGACAACGGGTTTATCATACTAGACGTTTTTAACGATTTTGATAAAAACGATAAAAGAAGATGGGTAATTTTAATAAATCCCGGAGAAGAATCTATTTTTTGTACGTGTTACAGTAATTACGACAGTGATTTTGATACTGTTTTTGAATTTAGCGATGGTGGAATTAATATACCTACTAATTTTAAATTATATACACCATCGATGGAATCCGTAATTGAACAATTAATTGTTAGTTGGGGCGTAAATAATAATAACAAGTTATCACCTTACTATAAAAAGAAAAATGAGCACAAAACAAGATAATGGTACGCCACCGTCACCAACACCGGCACCTAAGCAGAAGGCCCTAGAAGACCTTTCTGAAAAAGAAATTAAGCAAGCATTTGAAACATTAGTAAGTAGAAAATTTACAGCAGAAAACCAAAGAAAGCTTTCTAATCACAAAGAACTCGATAGGATATTAAAAGAATATATGGATTGTTGTATTATGCTTGGTTATGATATAAATGGAAACGGTGTAGTAAAGATGATTCATACTAATAACATGCAACATGATGCTTTATGCAACTTGTTACACAAAGTGGTTATGAGTCAGTTTGGTCCCATGGGTGGACCTAGCTTAGAATAATATATAATACGTTTATGGGTAACCGTGTTTGGGTAGTAGAAGAACGAGAAGCAAAACTGTATTACGACATATGTAAACAAGCTTCAGAAAATGAAAAAGTGTTTTCTAGATTTAAAATTTCAGGTGAATACACAACAATTTTAAGTCACGTCGATAAACAAAGGGGTTCTTTATATTTACGTCATATAGAAACACATTATCCTGAATTATTAAAAGATAACCGTTATCTAATTAATGATAAGCTGGGAGGGGATGAATTTATTAGCTCATCTCGTAAATTTAAAGGAAATTTTTTTAATAGAAACAATAATGAAAAGATTTCAATTGATCCATCAACGCTTCGCTATTTAAAACAAGTGGGTGACATATTATCAAATTGCAAACCAACAAGTATTGTTGAAATCGGAGGAGGGTACGGTGGGTTGCTCTTATTATTAAGTCAATATTGCGATATAAAATCATATTATGACTACGATCACCCAAATGTAATTAAATTAGTTAAAAAATATCTAGGTAATTATAATATTTCTGTTGATGATGAAGTAAAAGACAAATATGATTTAGTAATTTCTGCTTTTGCTTGGGATGAATTAAACGTCAATGTAAGAAAATGGTATATCGACAATGTTTTTACTAAAGGCCAACATGGATATATTGTAGCAAGTGAAGAAACTAGCTCTCCTCACTTAGAACATATAAGAAAAGTAATAGACAAACCTGTTCATACTACAATATACGGTATAGCAAACCATTTAAATATCACATACTGGTAATATCAGGTGGAACTCAATAGGATTAATATTAAAATATCTTTATGAGCGAAAATTCCGAATTAAATTCACCGATTACAAAAGTACTAATTGTAGGAAAGGGATTTATTGGATCCCAACTTAGTAATTTTTTAGCTGCAGACGAAAATTTTGAAGTACATGCAATTTCTAGCGAACAAATAAATTATAGAGATTATAATTTATTCTTAGATTTTTTAACTAATTATAACAGCGAAGGCACATCTTTTGATGCTATTATTAATTGTTCTGGTTATACAGGAGAAAAAAACGTTGATGATGCAGAAAAAGAAAAAGAACTAGTGTGGCTTTTAAATTCAGTACTACCTACAACGTTAGCTTCAGCAGCTCAAGCAAATAATATACCTTCATTTGTTAATATTTCTTCGGGTTGTATTTTTACGGGGTATAATGATGATAAATCTGGATATGATGAAGAAGTTGTACCAAATTTTGGATTATTTGAACCAGATTCATCTTGGTACAGTAAAACAAAACATGCCGGTGAATTAAGCTTAACAAGTAGCTTTAATTGTTATAATTTGCGTATAAGAATGCCTTTTGGTGAAATATATCACCCAAAAAACGTTATTTCAAAAATGTTAGGCTATAAAAAAATCTTAACTGAACCAAATAGTTTAACATATTTGTATGATTTGTTCAATTTTGTCTATAATATGTTGATTCAACCGCCACCATTTGGTATATACAACGTAGTAAGTAGCGGTACTTTTAGTTCCAAAGAGTTATTTGAAGTTTTTAATGACAATAAAGAACAATTAATCGAAAATAATCTGTTACCTAAGGATTGGAAGTTACATGACATTACTTTTTATTCTGAAGAACAATTTTATAAAGAAAATATTACAGTAGCTAAAAGAAGTAATTGTATTTTGTCAAATAAGATAGCTTCTGATTTGAACTTACACAAATTTACAACTGTTGATAAAGAATTTTTAGATAAAACCGTTAAAAGTTACATAGCAGATAAAAAAGGACAAGAAGAAAGCATTATTCAATTAGGTGATAAAGATATATGAATGTTTTAGTTACAGGTGGTTATGGGTTTATTGGTGGTCACCTAATAAGAAGCCTCAAAAAAAGAGGATATAATTCAATTGTTTATGACAAACAAACATACGCGTGTGAGTATGTAGATAAAAAGTCAGTTCCAAACACCTGGAATATAAAGGGTGACATATTAGATGAGAAAATGTTAGGAAGTGTCTTCAGAATTCATAAATTTGACAAAATATTTCACTTAGCAGCTGAATCTCACGTAGATAATAGCATTTCAGACCCTAATATATTTGCCCATACCAATATAATAGGTACAATGAACGTATTGAACTTAGCAAAACAATATAACAAGCCAGTAGTTCATGTATCCACCGATGAAGTATACGGTGCATTAACGGGTAATCTTGAAAGTTGGGACGAAAATGAACCTTTAAAACCAAATTCACCCTATTCAGCTTCAAAAGCTAGCTCAGATTTGATTGCATTGTCATTTTGTAAGACATATGGAATGGATATTCGAGTTACCCGTTGTTGTAATAATTTTGGAATAGGTCAACATGCAGAGAAGTTACTACCAAAATCTATTTTTTCAGCAATAAACGATAAAGAAATTTCAATTTACGGTGACGGTAATAATGTACGTGAATGGATACATGCAGAAGATCATGCTGAAGGTATTATATTAGTTTCTGAAAAGGGAAAGTCAGGAGAAGTTTACAATATCGGGACAGGAGAAGAAATATCAAACAATGAAATAGCAAAAATGATTGCTAAATATACGGATACTTCTGCTAAAATTAAATACATTACTGATAGACCTGGTCATGATTATAGATATGCATTAAATTTTAATAAAATAAAAGACTTAGGGTTTTCTGCAAAAAGAAGTATAAATGATAGGAATGAATGGAATGAAATTATCGAATATTATAAGAAATACCAAAAAACCCAAACCTAGATATTTATATGCTATAAAAAATGGTGATTATGCTGGTCATTTTTGCGCTTATATACTTACTACCCCCGAAAAACATATATTTTTAACAATACCCCATAATCAAAAAATAGAAGTACCTAAAAACGATTTTGAAAGCGGTCTAAAAGAAGGAATAGTAGACTTTGTAGAAGTTCTACCCAAAGCTGTATATAACGTTATTAAAGCTCAATATGAAGCAACAAATTAACAAAGTTAGTTGACATCCTATATAGATACTCTATAATTTGGGTATGAATTCGTTAAGAGACACGATCCTCAAAGCAAAAAACGAAAAAGAAATCGATACATTAGTTGAAAAATTTGCGAAGTATGAATTTGCTTCTACGAACACTAAAACTAAGGTGAAAAAAGCGGTAAAAGAAAGACTTTTTATACTTTCTGATAAGGGTAACAACAAATCTAATAATAGAAAGGGTAAAAAGAATGAAAAATCTTATTCTAGACGCAAATAATTTACTCTATAGAATTTTCTGGGTAAATAAAAACATAAAAGACGGTGATATTAATATGGCCACCTTAATGTTTTTAAGATCAGTCAAATCTTATGTAGATAAATTTAAACCTGATCATATATATGCAGCATGGGATAAAAAACTCCTATATCCTTCATCTAATTTCAGAAAAACCACATCAAAAGGAAACTATAAGAGCAATAGAGACGGTGAAGTAGCTAAAGAAGCTCACAAAAATGATGAAACGTTGAGAGAATTAATGGATCACTTAGGAATAAAGAGTATATACCCATATAGGTTAGAAGCTGATGACGTTATAAGTTGGTTAACAGAAGTGTTACATGGAAAGAAACAAATTATTACAGTAGACAAAGATTTGTATCAACTTATCGATCAGGATACTCTGGTTTTTAACCCTATCCAAAAAGCAGCAATAACAAAAGAAAACTTTGAGAACTTCACTAAAGGGGTATCTCTTCAAAACTTTTTAGATTACAAATCTATTATTGGTGATAACAGTGATAATATAAAAGGATTACCAAAAATAGGTCATAAAAGAGCGATAAAGTTATTGGAAAAATACAACAAGACACCACATTGGGATCAAATTTTAACAAAAGAAAACTTTAAAGTCTACGAACACAATCATGACATGATGGATCTACAATATGGGTGGAGATACTATAAAGAAGAAGAAATTTCATACAAGGAACAATTACAACAGGGTATGCCAACAAAAGATTCAACCAAATTCTTTAATAGGTGTTGTGAATTGGGGATCGACGGTATAGTAACAAATAGAGACAAATGGGTTAACTCATTCTTTTCAACTGATATTATCCAAGAACTTGTAGATAAAGTCAATCTATTAAATAATAAATATATAAACAACAGATATGCTACAAAATAACAACATTAACAACATGCAAATGGTTAGAGCAGTTCCAATCGCTAGCCCAATATCTGGTGAGTCGTGTTTTCCTCGTATTCATAAAATAGAAAGAGGCGGTAAAATTTATACAGAAGCTCATTGGATTGACCCAGCAAGTGGTGCATTTATAAGAAAAGGAATTGTTTCCATTGAAGACGTGCAGAAGTAATATATAATATCTTTGGTATGGTGTTACCAGAGGCATATATAGTACAAAAATTTTATCAATATGCAGGGAGACCTAAGTATAATAGACTAGCTAAAACCTATCAAGGTGGTTGCCCGGTATGTAGAGAAGGTAAATCTTGGGGAAGAAAACGACGATTATTTTACGTAGTAAAAGATAACTATTTTCATTGTCACAATTGTGGGTGGCATTCAAGTCCTTTAAATTGGATAATTGAGGTATCTGGAGAAACATATGAAAAATTATTAGAAGAAAGTAAAGAATTTGATATATTACCAAAAGATATTAATCAAGAACAGCAAATAAACACTTTTGTAGAAAAAATATTAAAACAAAAATTACCTGAAGATAGTATTAATTTATTTGACGAAAATCAAATCGAATATTACAAAGGAAATAATATTATAAAGCAAGCATTGCACTATATCAATAATCGAAAATTAGATACAGCAATAAACAAACCAAAAGCTTTATATATTTCTTTAAAAGATAAAACACACAAAAATAGATTAGTTGTACCGTTCTATGATACAAACAACAAAATAATTCATTATCAAACAAGAACATTAATTTTTACAGACCATTCTTACAGCCCAAAATATCTATCTAAAATAAGAAGCGAAAAAAGTATTTTTAATATTAACCAGGTAACAGATAAAGAAGACACAATTTATATTTTTGAAGGCCCTATTGATGCATGCTTTGTTTCTAACGGTGTAGCAGTAGCTGGTATCACTGAAAATAGTGATAGTTTGTATACAAAACTTCAACATAACCAACTCAAAGCATTTCCATTACACAAAAAAATAATAGTGTTAGATTCGCAATGGAAAGATCAAGCTGCAAAAAACAAAACTTCGATTTTATTAGATCAAGGACATAAAGTGTTCATTTGGCCAAAAAAATTAGGTACAAAATATAAAGATTTTAATGATATTGCAATGGGGCTTAAAACAAATCAAATCCCTACAACCTTTATTGACGAACACTCGCATTCAGGATTGAAGGGTAAAGTTCTGATGTCTCAAATAAATTAACGCGCTTGCCCGGCACCTGGACCTGTTTCTACAGTATGTAGATACCCTTTAAGATTTTCAATTAGTGAACTTAACTCCATTGCAACTCTCGCTATCTTCTTAGTTTCAGCACCTGCAATTTTATTAAAAAGCGTATCACAACTAGCTGCATGAAGGAGAGATTGAACTGAATCAGCTTTTTCACTATTAAGATAATTAGTAAATTCTTCCATAGCGGCAATGATGTCTACTAATTCTCTGGCTTGTGCTGCATTACTCTGTGCTGTAATTTCACCACCGTCTAGAGTTGGTGCATCCACTTCATAATCTGTTACTTCTGTGCCTGGATCTAACTGTGTCTCCATAGCTTCTGTGTCAGTAATTGTTACTGTATCTTCTATTTCTTCTTGTTCTAACAATCTAACAAAATGTTTACCGAAAAAGCTCATGTATATATTTATGCTTTTTTATAAATATTAATATGGGTAGTAAAAAACTTTTAGAAGAAGATCAAATAAAAATGTATAATAAGTGGGTGAGAGGTATTGCTACTCGAGAACAAAAAGCCTCTCATGTCACGGTAGCAGATTTATTACAAGCATCTGGTAGAAATGAAAATGATAGAGCTCCCTTACAGTTACCCTTTCCTTTAACTCATATAGTTGAAGATCTTGGCGGGTTATATCTAGCTGCTGATAACGTGCAAGCAAAAGCAATGCAAACAAAACAAAATCCTGTTGTTTTTGAAAGCGAAAATGCTGCAGCAAGTTTAGATGGGTTTATTAAAAAATGTAAAAAAATAAAAAATATTATTGAGTCTATGACCAATAATTTAGATGTTATAGTTCAAAGGAAACCTTATCAAAGTGAAGGTCCCGAAATAGACGATAATAGTACTGGTGCACCAACTGCTCCACCAGACGCTGGTGGTTCTCAAGCAATAAACAAGTTACCTAAGTAATGTCATTTGTAACTTACTTTAATGAGATGGCACGACCGCTAGGTTCAAAAAAATTGTCACCTGATTTAATAAAAGCTATTAATGTTAGAATTGCTGGTGGAGATACATTTGCTAAAATAGCTAATGATTTCTTTTTATCACCATGGCTTGTCAAAAAAATAGCAGATTCCCAGGGTGTTACCCACCCAAGAGGTCGACGCCCGGGTGCAGTTAATCCAGAAAAAATCGAGAATATAATGAGAAGAATTGAATCAGGTGAAAAATATACTGATATTGCAAGAGATTTAGGGGTGTCTAGACAGTATATAAGTAAGCTCGGAAAAGAAGCTGGTTACACAAGAAACATTGATCAACAAAGTTGATATCTTGAATTATTTTCATATAATAATTACGTGTTACAAATTGTTAAATCCCTTACTATAGTATTTGTTATTAGTGCGTTTATTGGTGGTTGCTGCTATTTTTTAGGTTTAAACTTCTGGGCTGTTTTTGGTTTATCCATATTATTGCAGTTTATTGTATATGATCTTTTTACTAGATGGAATAAATCAAAATTGGAAGTAGAGTTTAGAACTTTAGAGAACGAACGTATAAAAGAATTTACAAAACAAGGGTTGGAAGTAATTTGTCCTGTGGAAACTTGTAATACCCCCGCGTTTGTACCTATAGTTGTATCAGAGGATAATGAATATGAATGCCCTAAATGTAACATTGGTATAAAAATATATATAGGTACAAAGACATTTCTAAAAACAACACCTATAGAAGGTGACCCATTTGAAAAACACAACTTTGTAACCAATGAAGACTATGAATAACGAGAAACTAGAATATAACGAACAAACTAATACACTAATTCCACCAGTAGCAGTTGAAACCACGAAAGAACGTTACGAAGATACACCGTATAGGAATTCTTACACTAGAGGAATAATGGCAGCCAAAGCAACTCTTGATGCCAAAAACAAAGACAAAATTCTAGAAAATTTAATTCGTACAATATTTGATGATATTTTGGAACAAAATTCTAAAAATATAAAAAGCAACCATAACATTTTAAAGTTAAATATACAAGTAATAGAAAACGCAATTAAAAATACTAAATTAAGTAATTTTACATTTGACGCTGGACGGATTTCATCTATAATAGAAGGGTATGCAACAATTATCAAAGAAAAAAATGCTTGATGAAATGTCTGATGAAGAAACTTCAAGGTGGTTATGTTTATTTGACGCAGTTAATTATGTTTCCGCCAAAGCAGAAAAATTGGGAATGGATGTCAATAAGAATAATTCATGGATAAAACCATTAGCTTTTAAAAATTATATATCTGAAATGTATGAATCGGTATATTTAAATTACAAAATGGGAGATGTAAAAATCCCAGCAAGAAACGTTAAAGAATTTATATATCAAGAAGATGCATTACATTCTTAATACAGTAATACATATACCCAGATCTGGTGGTGTTCGAATAGGGGGACCAACTATTCCGGGGAAACAAGTAATGACTAAAAGAGCCCCAACTAGGGGGTTAATGGAAGAAGTGGTATACACTTTATCTTTTATAAAAAAGCAAGACAAAAGCGTAAATTACACGTTTAAAGGTAGTGATGGTTCTATAGTAGTAGAAGAGTTTGAAAGTTGTCGTGAAGCAGACGAGTTTATTGCAAAAATTAAAGGAGAAGCGCTTCCAGATTATTCTAGTTTCTATGAACGATCTAGAAGTTAAGAGCCAGGCCCGAACGGCCCCGACTCAGGATTTTCAGTATTACCATATCCCCCATAAACGTCGTCATAATCGAAACCAGAATAATCAAATATGGCTTTAGATAGTTGTTCAAGATCACCTTCATAACTCTTAGGTGATGATCTTGGGTTCTCTCCGTCAGCCAAACGACCAGAAAATTTATCATCGTACACTTGTTGGCTACCACCTTCAGCACTCAACCCAGGCTCAAAACTATAATCATAACGTTTAGCTTTTATCATCCACACATAATGACCTGCTAATGGATTTATCCTAGCAACGTCTTCGTCCAGTCTTTCAGTTATTTCAAATTTCTTACCAGTTCGAGGATAAGGTCTGTCATCTCCATATTCTGTTAATTCAAACACATCACCTGCTTTAGGTTCTTGTAACCAGCCAAATTCATTATAAAATGCACTAATATGTACATAAGCTGTTAATTCATCATCAGAATCAAAACCATATTTTTGTAAAACTACTGCATTTTCATTTAGTTCAACTGCTATAATTATGTTCTTAGGATCTTTAAAGATCTTAGTAGGTTCTTCACCATATATATTACCAGGGCCACCACCCTCTAAGTTAATAGCTCCCTTAGGGAGACCATCAGCAGATAATGTCTGATAAGGGTTCTGCCAATACGTTACAATTTGACCAAATAATGCAATTATTTCTTCCCACCAATTGTCAATAACAATTCTTTCACATGCATTATTTGCTTTATTAGTAAATCTAAAACATTGATTATATGGTTTTGGACCCGGGTATATAGAACCTGGCTCACTAGGATCGGGAGTAGGTACACCAGGCAAAAATTTGGGCATAATTTGGTTAATACCCTTATATCTGTCCATATTAATAGCCATTATCTTCCTGTTCTTACTAAATGAAACGTATTGTTTGGTCTATAATCAATTGCAACACCTGTATTTTTTAATCTCACAGGCTTACCAACCATAACCTTTCTGGGATTTATACCAAATCTTTGCATTAATTGACGTACATTTGAATACCCTATTGGAATCGATTTTGGACCACCTTGACTCTTTATAGCTTTATAGGCATCCGGTAAACTCATGTTTTCTGTCTTGTATTCGGGTACTGTTCGAGCATGTTTTCTATTAGCTGGGTCATCTACCACGTCTTTCTGTTCTCTACTTTGTGTAGAAGCAAGATTATATCGATTTCGATGATACCACTCCGGGGATTTCCGCACAGTATTAGGTTTTCGTGACCAAAAATTCGAAACATCACCTTCAGTAAAAAACTTAACAAAGCTCACGTTAATATTTAAGCAAAAAAAAGCCCCCGAAGGGGGCTTTAGAATATATCTATTTTTTATTAGCTGTTCTTCTGAAAGAACTCTTGGTCGCCTTTACCGCCACCCTTAATCTTGCTCTTAACAACATTAGATTTTCCTTTTACTGACATTGCGTTACCCTTCTTCTGGTTAACTAAAGGTGTTCCTTCATCAGTACCTTCAGGATCTAATTTAATACCGCTTTTGCCGTCACCCTCTTTACTTCCGACTTTGGATGTATACTGAGTGTGAACAACGTTGGCGCTACCAGTTACTGGTGTTGGGTTACCTTCCTTCTGATTGACTAAAGGTGTTCCAAGAATCTCGGCTTCGATCTCTTCACCAAAGTAATTGAAATTTTCTTCTTCCTCTTCACCCTCGTAATCTTTATCTTGGGTCTTACGACCTGTTTTACGATCAAAGTGTCGTGGATCATCACCCTTGTTACCACCATAGGTCTTCTGATTCGCAGTTTCTTCTGCATCCTCATCGCCGTCCCAATCATCTTCGTCACCGAGGTCATCCTCGACATCTTCGATATCATCAGCAGCGTCCATAACGTCCATTAATGCGTCATGTAAATGATGTGCAAGTTCTTTCGGAATTGTTATAGTAACTGTGTCTTCGTCTTCAACGTCAACATCATCAACAACATCTGTATCAATACCTAATTCTACAGCATCGATCTGCTCATCATCAATAACTTCTTCGTATAAACGGTCAAAAATAGATCTTTTCTTAGCCATATTAGTATTTATACTCTCTTTGTTAATTTTTTCATTTTCAGACTTAAAATAAAGATCAGCACCTTCATCTGATAACTCTGTAACATCATACTCGTTATCTAACTTAACTTTTGGGTTGTCGGGATCTAATTCTGTGCTTTTAAAATTGTCTGCACCGTTAGGTCCTGAGTTGTCATGGACAAATCCTTGATAACCATCCGGTTTTTCAGCAGGTATGTCAGTGTTACCACCCTTTACCTTAACTTTTTTACCGGCGCGTTCATATGTTCTGTTAATAGGTTTACCCGGCTTAAGTTGCTGCTTGTGTGCAGCTTTACCAGGGGGGTTACCTACAACAGCCTCATAAGCCTCTTCTATTTGAGTTAGGTCTCTTTTTCTATTTTTTCCTGCGTTCATAAAATTTTATTTATAGTCCTGTTCTTCCGGCGGTCCATTGACCGGGTTCATCTTCTGGACGCGTTTCATCGGCAATTGTTTTTGAAATCGTTAGAAAATCTCTATGTACTTTAACAAATGTTGAGTCTTCATCTGTTTCTATCCAAAACATGTCCGGTTCTGTTGTTGAAATGTCAACTATCTCACCTGAACCACCGCCTTGATTATCATCTATCTCAACAACTGTACCAACTTCAAAGTCTTGCACTGGGCCTTCTTGGTCTTCATTTCCTGTAATAGCATCCATGGCCTTACCACCTAAAGCTGAAGCAGCACCTGTAGCAGCAGCACCAGCTAAAGCACCAAGAACTTCTTGAACTACCGGACGTTCGGTACCACCTTCATAAGATGCTATCGTTCTTTCGTTTACAATTTCTCGCTCACCGACTATTTGACTATATGCTTCGCATAAGTCGGTCATTGTTCTATCACCTTTTGATTTATAGTAAGCCATTTTTTAAAACTTGCTCATATGATTCAGTTATTTGAGTCATTGCTCTATCACCTTTAGAAGAATAATAAGAATCTTTAGCTAATGCTCTATCAGCGCATCTTTTTATTCCATCTGGGTCTGGCGCATTATGCGCTAACCGTTTAGCAGCTTCTGCTCTTTTTCTTGTATTAACAGGGTATGTCCCATCTGCGGCACCACCAGATGGTCCACAAAATTCGTCTTTATCTACGTTTGTATATTCACCAGCGTTTGAACTACCTTCGCGATCTTTTTCGTCGTCTAGATCTTTACCCCAACGTTCTTTATATCTTCCCTCTCGATCAACTTCATCTTCATCACTATGACGAACATTCTTTAAACCTGGATCAAAACCTTGTTTCTCAGCCTCATCTGTATTTCGTTTATCAAGATGTTTAAAAAGATTTGTATCATATTCGTCTGTATCTTCAGCATTTTCGTCAGGATTAAAACCATATTTTTTAGCAATTCTATTTTGAGCGCGAAGATTTTTTCTATTTTCTCTTTCATCACCTCGCATTGCCGCTGCAGCATTTTCATCTTCATCGTCATCGTCATCATCTTTCGGTATCACCGGTTCCGGTGTTTCACCCCGGATACGATCATGATGAGGCTTAAGCCAGTCCTGGTGCCGCGGCATTTTGCGATTCCAGTGATGTTCGCGGCCGTCCTCATCATCGGGTGATGCATCAGTTTGAACTTCCTGATTCTCATCAGGATCAAATCCTTGCTTTTTAGCAAGTCTATTTTGAGCGCGAAGATTTTTTCTATTTTCTCTTTCATCTGCTTTATGAGCTTGTGCAGCATCATCATAATGCTTCATTCCTTCCGGTTCTTCAGAACCGACGCCGTATTTGAGCCCCGGTGGTTCCTCATCCATCCAATCATCATCTTCTTGATCTTCATCATCCTTACTAAAAATATTTTTAAGAATATCTCTTATACCGTGCGCTGATGCTGGGTTTATAACTACATCTATTTTACCTGGTTCATCTTCACAATCATCTATACCCATTATTCCCCCTTCATCTTCATCAGTTGTCTCATTGCTACCCGGGTGTGAAAAAGCATCACTTCCCCAACCTGATCTATTTGAATTAGGGCTTCCAAAATCTTCTGCATCTTCTGTACCGGTTCCTCTAAAAAACTCTTGCGCTGGTTGGCCGTTAATTTGCCCATCTGTATCTACTCGAGCATGCGAAGTGCCTTTATTATATATCAAATTGCCTTTATTGTCTGCCCTGCCTCCGGTATAACCCTCGTCTTCCAATTGCCTCGCAGCTCTTCGTTGTTGGCTCTCTTCTTCACCCTCATCATTTTCTATTGGGTTTTGGTCTTCAGCACGTTGTGTAATCTGCCCTGTGCTATCATCGTAATCTCCGGTACCACCCGCACCTGGTTGAGTATTAACAGATCCACGGCCACCGGCGTAACCCATAGCTTCTGAATACACCTCACTTAAAAGTTCTAAATCTCTTTTACGATTTTTCCCTGCGTTCATGTTTATATTTATACGATACTGGTTTAAATAATGGTGTAATGGAAAATAAAAGAGATTACTATCTAGGCAACCCTAACCTCCCTACTGAAAATTCAAAATTCGAATGGACGCCGAAGATGTTAAAAGAGCTCAAAAAAGCAACACAAAATTTGCTTTATTTTGCTGAAAACTTCTTTTACATAGTAAACTTAGATAGAGGACGAGAAAAAATAAGTTTACACTCATGCCAGAAACGATCTTTAAGAAAGATGAGAGATAATCGCTTCTTTATATTATTAGCATCACGACAAATTGGTAAAACCACAATGATGACAATTTATACTTTATGGCATGCTTGTTTTAATAATGATCAACGTATATTAATTGTAGCTAATAAAGAAGGTACTGCAAAAGAAATATTTTCTAGAATAAGAATGGCATACGAAGAGCTACCAAACTGGTTAAAACCCGGTGTAAGTGAATATGGTAAAGAATCTTTAAAATTTACAAATGGTACAACAATTGGTATCAGCACCACCACTGGAACAGCAGCACGTGGTCAATCTATTAACGTATTAGTTCTTGATGAGTTGGCATTTATTGAACCTCACTTAGTTGAATCTTTTTGGAAATCTGTTTACCCTGTAATTTCTTCTTCTAAAAAATCAAAAGTTTTTATAGCATCAACTGCTAATGGAACAGATAATCTTTTTTACAAAATATGGAATGGTGCTATAGAAGAAACTAATGGTTGGGGGTTTGATAGAATTCTATGGGATGAAATCCCCGGTAGAGACGAAAAATGGAAAATAGAAACAATGCGAACAATTGGAAGCCAAGAAGCTTTCGATCAAGAATTTGGTTGCGAATTTTTATCAACGGGAGAAATGGCAATTAATGAAGAAATTTTTGAATTTTTAAAAATTAATTGTGGGAAGCCTAAAATTATCATGGAAGAGGAACATTACAAAATATGGAGGGAACCAGATGACCATGGTATATATGTTGTTGGTGTTGATATTGCTGAAGGATTAGGACAAAATGCCAGTGTTATACAAATACTAGATTTAAAAGACCTAACAAATATAGAACAAGTAGCCGTATATCATAGTACTGAAATTAACCCTTTTCATTTCACACAAAAATTATACGAAATTTTATTACAATGGGGTTCACCACCTGCTTTAATAGAAAGAAATAACTGTGGTGCTCAAGTTGTCGAACAATTATATTTTAATTTACGTTATGCCAATGTTGTAACGTACGGGGCCAATCAAGGAAAAATAAAAAATAATAAAGTCGGTGTTTTAGCACACACAAATACAAAATATAGATGTATTACAAATATGAGATATTTTGTAAA